GGTGGTGTTTCAACGAAACCAGGCGATAGACGTAATTTAATCATAAATTGTAGCGAGGAACTAGCAGCACCAACACCTAATAATAAAGCCTATTGGACAAAATACTATACATACTTGGAAGATGTAAATATAATTAAAACAGTGTATGAATATTTTAAAAGTGAAATTAATTTTCCAGATGTGAATAGTATTAAAACTGATCCAATACCAAAAACAGAGTTTCAAGAACAACTGAAAACATTAAGTCAATCCAAATATAGCCAATGGTTAGAATATTATACGAGAGATAATTTAGATAAATCTGAAAAAACAGTGCCTTCCGCAGAAGTTTATGAATCATTTAGACATTTTTTGCCGATGGTAGGTTATCCGAATGATATACCGTATTTAAAATTTTGTTGTAATATTAAACTCATTAAGAAGGGTTTATTAGATAGTAAAGCTACAAAAGAACGCAGTTATATTATCTTTGATTTTGTGAAATTGAGAGATTTTTATGGAATTAAAGATTAAATTAATATGATAGAAAAATACATAAAGAATTTTCTATCATATATATATAAATGAATGAAATTATTCAAGATGAACTAGGAATATGGACGGCGAAGCAATCCCTTTGTAACCCTCCGCAGAACGCCATTAATCGAACAGTTAGATTTAAAGCATTGAATTATCATTTGTTTCAAGATTTAAGTGGCTGCCCTACGAGCGGCTGGTTCCCTCTTTCATTATTTGAAAATGTAGATGAAATAGATAAGGCACGATGTATATGCGGTCAAGATGTTCAATCTTATTGGATTGTAGAGCGCGGATTACATAAAGTATGTATTGGTTCAGGTTGTGTTAAACAATTTGATGATGAATATAGTTCTAAAAGCAATGAAGCATGGAGACAATTGATAAAATTTTGTGTGTGTAAGAATAAAAAGAAGAAGATGACAGATGACTATTGTAAGGAATGTATTGATAAACAAACCCTAAATGAAATATGGTGTATTAGTTGTAGAAATTATAAAAGTATTGGAAAGGAATGTAAAATATGTGAAACAGAAAGTTTAATTTCAAACCTTTTGTGTCATTGTCCCCATGAGGATAAATATTATTCAATGTATAAAAGTATATTTGAAAACTTTACAAAATACCATAAATTAACATCGAAACAAGAGAATTGTATTAAAATAGGGGTAAATAAATGGGTAAATTAGTATTCCCCTCAAAAAAAAGCAGATACATTATTATATTGCTGAACATCTCTCATCAGAGTCTTGTGCTTCTCGGTTGTCTGGTGCCGCCACTTGTATGCGCCTACAAACCATTTATCGCATAAAGGACAATAATGCCGGGCGACGTTCTTAATGTATCGTAAATAATAGTTGTGAGTATATTTACACATCTAGTCCTATATATAAATCCTCTAAAAAAAAAGAACTACCTTCTAGGAATTAAATGAGAAGCATCAATCCGGCCAGACTTGCTCCCAGGAGAAATACTCGCATAAACTCGCGCCGCAGCCCATTGATCGGGTGTCTTTACGTTAGGGCGCACCGATTGGGGATTTGAATAATACGCCCCGAGGCCTTTCGAATAAATTATTTTTAATCCAGACAGTTTATAACCAGTTAATTTAGATATTTCATTGAGTGAATGTGAAGTATCTTTTGGAAACCCAAACTTCTTATTAAACTTCTGCTTGAAAGTCAAAACCATATATATATACTTGCTTTTTAAAAAACTTTGTATATATATAAATGTCTGGTATTAACCAACTAGCTATGAGATACTATGACCAGTTTCAAGCAACACAGAAACAAGCAGATAAAATTGAAGATATTCCAATGGGAGATGATGATATACGCTTCTATTTTCCTAAAGCAAAAATATACACCTATAAAGATTTACGTCGGTTCAATAGTATCGATGAGATGCTCCCAAAAGATAAGGATTATTGCTTTGTCTTGTATGAGCATTCGCCGAGAAGCGGTCATTGGGTCGCACTAATGAAAAACAAGAAGAAAATGACATTTGAATACTTTGAGCCGTATGCGACTGACGGAGGCATGATAGACGCCCCTTTAAAATGGACACCGAAAGAACGAAGGGTTGCCTTAGGCGAGAATGAGCCATGGCTTACCTATTTAGCACATAAATGCCCGTATGAAGTAATAATCAATCCGTATGATTTTCAATTGAAGGATAATAATATTGCGACTTGTGGCCGATGGTGTTGCTTTAGGCTCTCTACATTTTTCAATAATAAACTGACTATTCATCAGTTCGCAGAATTACTGCGAGGAATTAAACGAGGAAGCGGCTGGACATTTGACCAAATAGTTTCCGCATTAATAACTAAAACCTAGCCACTTTAAAATCCATTTTGGTTCAACCTTTTTAAAAGGTTGTAAATAATATCTCTCTATCTTATATAAATGGCTTATAATCTAGCAAATCAAATCTCTAGAGATACATCTCAAGATCCAACACACGTCTATGTCGATTTAGACGTGGTTAATAGCACAAGCATTGCGCCCGAGCCGATGGTCTTTCAGCAGCAACGCGGAAATCATTTTTTGAATAAAGCAAACGATTATTATGTATCATGCGTCCGCTGGAATATGCTCTCATCTCTCCCGCTTATTGTCCCGCTTATGCCCGAAATTCCATTAGAAACGCCATACCTTCCGGCTCTAGCAAGGACACGATACGCAATTAACATAGGTTATGGTATACCGAATTTAGTGAATTTAGAATTGAGTTCATTGATATTTCCAATAGAACCGCAGTATGTTAGGTTTATACCCGAAAATCAATATTTGGATCCTCCAGCCAGGTATTACGCAACCCAAAGTCAATATTTAGATAATCCATATTTTTACATTCAAAATGTACAGACAATGCTAGATTTAATTAATACAGCAATTCAAGAACAATTAGCGCTATTTGTCCCGCCTTTACCAAGTGCGGCGGGGGTGACAGCGCCCTTCTTTACCTTTGATTCAGTTAGTGGTCTCTTTAATATTTTTGCTGATACTAACTGGATTGTCCGATCATCGGATATAATAGTCCCGCAAGTAAATCGATATTTTCTAACGATGAATACAGCACTCTATCAGCTATTAAAAGGTTTTACAAATGTTTGTGCTGGATTTAGCCAAACCGTAACAGACCAAGCGCAGAATTTTGTGCTACGTCTAGCGGACTCAGGTGCTTCTTTGAACACTATTACGGCAAGGTCTCCACCTAGTCCTGCTGAATATAACAATGTCGTTTTATATAACTTTGTTCAACAGGCCAATAGTTTAGTCGCATGGTCTCCGGTTCAAAGCATTCTATTTACAACGACCATGTTACCGGTCAATCCGACCAATGTCGGCACGCCATCAGTTTTAGGAAGTGTATCCTCGATTAATGTAGCCGGAGGAAGCAATAATAATATTTCAAATACTTTAACAGATTTTGAACTACCATTGACGCGAGGGACTGAAATATGTCAAGGCATACTCTATTATTCGCCAACCAGTGAGTATAGGCTCTTTGATTTATTGAGTGACCAGCCATTAAGCACAATCAATATTGCGGCATACTGGAAGGACCGCTACGGGTTTAAGCACACCTATTTCCTAGAGCCGACTGGTTCGGCTTCGCTTAAAATATTGTTCCGTAAAAAGGATTTCAATGGGATTTAGGGGATTAGTGATTAATATATACTTTAGTAAAAGGATTTAAAGATAAGGTGAATAAAAATGAATATAATGGAAACTGAAAATAAATATCAACGAGGACAAATTTATACAATTCGCTCACACCAGACTGATATGTTATATATTGGTTCAACGTGTTGCCCTTTAGCAAAGAGGATATATAAACATCGGCAAAATTATAAAAATTGGAAAAAAGGAAACGATAATTTTATATCAAGTTTTGATATTTTGAAATACGATGACCATTACATTGAACTTTTAGAAGAATTCCCTTGTGAAAATAAAAAGCAACTTAATAAACGCGAAGGACAACTTATTCGTTATAATGATAAATGTGTTAATAAAAATATAGCAGGAAGAACACATATTGAATGGTTACAAGACCATAAACAAGATATTAAAGAATATAATAAAATATATTGCGCCTCAAATAATGAAGACCACGAATGTGAATGTGGAGGACACTTTAGAACAAAACATAAACCGGCTCATTTAAAATCCCTTCTTCACAAAAATTATTTAGAAAAACTAAAAGAATAAATCAACATTTCATACAAATTATTTACAAAGTTTAGTAAAACTTTAATCAATCCATATTATTTGAATTCCCGAAATATCAAATAATATTTTGTCTAAACAGATATTATAAACAGGATGTCGAATCAGATCACACCGGTACTTGTGCGCGACGACTTGTTATTATGTAGCGATGATATTTCATTTGAGGTTTTTTCGGGCGCGCAATCAGTGACTTCTCAGTCTTTTGCTGCTACTTCCCAAACTTCTACTAGCCATACCTATGTAGTCCAGGTTCCCAATGTTTCAACAATTGTAGACCGAGAGATTTTGTGGTCTTCTACTGTAGCAATCACTATAACCGGTTCAGTTGGTAATAATCAGTATCTTGTCGGCTACGGAGAAGGTGACGCATTTGCTGCTTTCCCTCTTCACCAATTGACAACAAATATGTCTCTTCAAGTGAATAACGTCTCTACTTCTATTTTAACTAACCAAGTTTTACCCACTTATTTGAGAAACATGAACAGAGAAGAACTTCAGAAGTATTCTATGACTCCTTCTTATTTAGACAACTATGGTTCATTCGCTTACCCATTAGCACAACAGTTAGCAAACAATCCCCTTGAGGGATGGAGATATGCGACAGACTCTGATACGCCCCAACGAGGTTCATTTAAGGTCATTTCCATAACTGGAAATGATATAGGAACCGGCGCAGCTCAGGCGCGAACAGTAGTCGTTACAGCCCAATTTGTAGAGCCGCTTATGATTAGCCCTCTTATCTTTGGAGATGCGCCTGAACTTGCTCACCAAGGGTTTTACGGAATTAATCAAATTCAGATCGTTACTCAAATGGACAGTTTAGCCACCCGAGCTTACAACTTTGCGCCTCCGGCGGCTGGTATTGTAAAAGCAGTGACTGGTGTTGCCTATAGTAATTCGGCTCTTCAGTGCCGATTTTTGACTGCTTCGCCTTCTACGATTTTGCCCGAAATGAATGTAGTCCCTTACTACCAATCGCCTATCTATGTTACTACCGGTCAAGCGGTATTAGAAACGGGAGCTTCAGTCACTATTCAGAGCAGCAATATTCAGCTCTCGTGTATCCCTGACACGATGTATATCTTTGCCCGAAAACAACAATCAACTTTAACCAATACTGATCCCGACGCATATTGTACCATCAACTCTATTTCAATTAATTTCAATAACTTATCGGGTATTTTAGCGTCAGCATCTCAGCAACAATTGTGGCGGTGCTCTCAAGAAGCTGGTTCAAACCAGTCATGGCTAGAATTTTCAGGGCTTTGTACTCCGCAATTTGCTCAACCTTATGCTGCTGTAGGCACTTGCGGTTCGCTTTTGTCTTTGAAATTCGGAAAGCATATTCCTATCAGTGAGGACTACTTCTCTGCTAGTTCTCTCGGAAACTTTCAAATCCAGTGCGCAGTCAATGTGACGAATAACTTGTCGGTTGGTGCTGGTTATGCTAATGATTTCGTCCCTGAACTCGTATTCGTCTTCTTTAACTCGGGTGTCTGCGTGAGCCAGAACGGTCAGTCTTCTATCTACACCGGTCTGCTCAACAAGCAGGTTGTATTGGACGCAAAACTCCAAGAGCCTACCTCTAAGACTGAAATGGCTCGTATGGTTGGTGGTAAGGGTTTCTTCTCCCGCATCAAATCTGCTCTACCATCTCTCAGCACGATCGCCAAGGTCCTAGCCCCGGTCGCTAAGAAACATCTAGCCAAATCGGACAACAAACTGGCCAATCTTGCGGCTCAAGGGTTGGAGGCGATTGGCTACGGTGGTGCTATGAGTGGCGGCGCAATGAGTGGTTCTGCTATATCGGGAGGCATGATGATGGAAGGCGGAAAGAAAGCCCGAAGCCGTCGAGTATTGTAACGCGGGGACACCCCGCAAACCCCGACCACAATCGAAATTGTTAATTCAAAAACTTACTAAAAAACTAAAATAAGGACGGTAAAGTTCAATGTTTGGTTTAAAAAAAGTCAAAAACTTACCTTGCGGACGGTAAAGTTGAATGATTGCTAATGATTTACAGTAAAGTTATTGTAAAACATTAGTAATAAAAATATTTTTATTACCTATACTTTCCCGTAAATATGGAGAGATGTCTTTATATATATTTACAAATGATTTACTATATATTTACAGTAAATTATTTAAAGAACATTGAACTTTACCATCGGCATAAGTTCGATTAATAGAGCGTCCAAGTATCGGTTATAGCATCATACGCAAGTATTTGAGGCGACGCAACATGTTCTAAAACATTCCTACCAAATAATGTGCCTACGGGACTACCTCCCAACGTCACAACTATATCTACTCCAGAGGCAGAGGATATATTGCGAATATTAGTATACCATGTTCCATCAGTCGTAGATAGTTCAGTTCCTACATTTATATTGAATATCTGAGAATTCACACCATTTACTAATATCATACCTGCTAACTGGTTAGCTGGTATATCGTATATTTCCAAATCATCAGGAGGTGAATATATTGTTAATCGCGGTGTATAGGGATAGATTTGTGGTGTTGTGTATGCTGTATAATTTAACGAGGTTAGGCCGGAGATATTACCCTCGCTTGAATCCGAAAAGATTAGATTACCAGATATATCAAATAATAACCGATTATAATTTGTGGTTGTTCCGTTATACGTTTGGTGTAGAATACCTGGTGGATTTGTTAAGGCTATAAGAGCGTTAGATTTCCCACCAAAATTAGTAGTTGATGGAGCCATCATAGACCAACTTGAATCATCTGGTCCTACGATACCCGGTGTGCCTCCGCTAACATATAAAGCATATCCATTCATGTCAATATCACTTGATGCTACTCCGCCTAC